ATGGGATTATTTGATGGATTATTAGGGAATGCAACACAAAATAACAATGAAACAGCTGAAAAAGAATTACGGGATGTTTTAATCCCTAACGAAAAAGTAGATATGGCCTTCACTTTAGTAAGAGATTTAATTGTCTTTACAGATAAACGCTTAATTTTAGTCGATAAACAAGGAATTACAGGTAAAAAAGTTGATTATAAATCGATTCCCTACAAATCTATTTCACGCTTTTCTGTTGAAACTAGTGGACATTTCGACCTAGATGCAGAACTAAAGATATGGATTTCAAGTGCTGAGTTACCTTCAGTAAGTCTTCAATTTAGAAAAGATAAAGATATTGTTGCTATTCAACAAGCCTTAGCAGCTGCTGTGTTATCTTGAATCCACAAAAAAAGACAGGGAAGCGACCAACTTTCCTGTCTTTTTAATTTTAGATAAAATAAAAAAGGCTTCTCAGCCTTGATACGTTCCTTATTCAATCAGACACATGGCGGCACTTGCTTAGTCTTTCAAGCGTATTTTACGACTATTTATAACCTTGTAAAAACACTAGTAAATCAATAATATTATAATTTAACACCATATAATTTTTTACAACCTTTTACAACTTTTGCCCCTTTTTTGCCCCTTCCTCCCAAAATATTACAGTTGTGTAAAACGATAGACAACACGAACGTACATTCGGTATAATTGTATTATTAGGAGGGCGATATAATGAAAACTAATTATGTAGGAGTAGTTGAAAAGATTAGAATGTTAAGTATGTATCCAAAAATGCTAGTTAGATTCTCATTAGTAACACAGGACGAAACTATAAACTGTATCGTCTCCAAATGCGAGCTAGCAAATATGTTACTAATGCTACCCGAAAAATCTGAACTAGCTGTCTATGGTCATTTGAATAAAAGAAATCAACTTGTCATTGAGAAAATGCTTGTAAGAAATTCTTTGATTAGTGCATAAAAACAAGCCTCACTCTATCTAGGAGTGAGGCTTTCTTTACGAAAGCACATTACTAATGAATTGTTTTATATTGGGAATCTATATCTTACTATATATTATTTAACTTTTGGATAACTATCGTCAAAAGAGGATTCGAACCATTCCATCGGGAAACCTATAGATAAAAGAATATCGTTAATATTACTATCACTACTCGATTGTTTAAACTTCTTATTCAAATCTCTTGTCCGATTTTTCAAAGCATTTGTAAAGTTTTTAAACTGCTCTCTTGTTAAAAATAAACGTAACGTTAAATACACATAAAAAACGCTATCTGTACTAGTTTTTTCATAATCCGAAAGTAAAACAGTATTTTTTGTAGCATGTCTTCTTAAACGGAACTGTAGCAATCGATTGTCATGAGCAACAATATTACGAATATCATTAATATTAATTAGAAAACTATCAATTTGTGAAGGTACAATATTTGGACTAAGACCGTATTCATATTTAAAATGTTGATTTACGTGATCTGCAATTTCAATTTTGTCTTTATCTAACATTAAAGAATAAAAAGTACGCAACGTACCAAAATCTAAAAAATTAACTAGTACCCAAATAGGAACCTCATTATATTTATCAGAATAATGTTTAATCGCATTATTTTTATACTTCTTGTTGTTTGTTATAATTTTAGATATTTTTGCTAGCAAGGGGCCTATTTCTAAATATTTGTCTCCAAAATTATTTGAATTTAAGTAGGGATATGGGTCGGTATGATTTTTTGCAAAAGTGTAAGCTATACATGAGCGTAAAAAAGCTTCAGCTTTCTCAATTTTTCTGAAGAAAATACTTTTTATGTTTTTATCATACATATATATTGCATATAACTCATTAAATGTTGCATTATCTATATATTTATTTGTATTGCTTTGTATCAGCTTAGAATAACCGTTTACAACATCATAATAATTAGATCTCATTAATAATTTTTTGCTTTGCTCTTCATCTATAAAGCATAAGCCTCTACTTTTTAATATATTTATTTGTTCGTCTAAGGTTTTAAATTCAATTCCCATCTATTCCCTCCTAAAGAAAATAAAAAAGTGTCTGGAATAAATCCCAGACACTTTCCGGTGTACTGGCTGGCCCAATACATCTCTCTTCACTAATAGCCTAATATATAGAAGACGACTTGTCAAGATTTTTTATCTTATTTTTCGTTATGGACCATACAGGACTCGAACCTGTGACCGAACGGTTATGAGCCGTTTGCTCTAACCAGCTGAGCTAATGGTCCAAAAAAAGAAAATACGTTCTCTATCATTATATATTATTTATAATATAATGATAGTAATGAAATATTAGGAGGTAGATATCATGTATGTTAACATTTTTTTTGCTGAAGGTATGGAAAATCAACAACAGGGGTTTGCGCAACGCCTATCTGTTATAAATCCATTTGTAGCTATGAGAGCCCCTTTCATTCCGACGGCCTTATCCTTTACTGTAGGTATTGTTATTAACGGTATTAAACCAAACACTTCGTATGATTTTGATATTAGTATAACAAACAAAGAAACAGGGCAAGAAGCTTTTAAACAAACTATTAATTCTTTTAGTATTCCCGAAGAAAATATGGATAATTTAACTATAAATTTTGATTTAAAAAATGTTCCTTTTGAAAATGAAGGTGAATACGAATGCGTATTTTCTATTGGAAGCTATGCAAAAAGTGAATCATTGTTTATTATTAAAGCTAATCAGTAAGGAAATTTTTTATGAATACAACGTTTATTTTTAATCAACATAATAGTTTAAAAAGCTATTCTTTTGATGCTGATACTAAAAAAAGTACTAAGGCACTTCCAATAATTACATCATTATTAATATCAGCTAGTTTTGCGGCACCTAATTTAAATATGATGAGTAAGCCGCCAGTTCCTAAGTTCTTAAGATATACTAATGAGCCGAAGAAAGATCACTTTATTTCTATTGGTAATAATGATACAATTAAAGTAAGTATCGATGAAACAGGAGGTGTATCTATGAATAACATACACAAAGATATCATAGAATCTGAAAGAAGAACAAACGAAAGAATTGACAATATGAACGGCGCTATTAAAGCTGAATTTTCTAGTGATATCGGTGAATTGAATTCAAAAATTGATACCGCCAATTCAAAACTCGATAATCTTATTAGGGATATAGGAAAGATTGAGTTAAATGTACAATCAATTCAAAAAGATATCCAGTATTTACCTGATAAACTCAAAGCTTCTAAGTTGGACTTCGCATTGAAAAATATAATTATACCTGTGTCTATAGGTGTTCTTACCGCTGTTATCTTGTTTAAATTAGGTTTAAGCAAGTAAAATAAAAAAAAGCTACCTAACTTTATAAAGTTAGGTAGCTTTTTTAACATATATTTGCTCAAACTTTAGAAGGATTACTTGCATTTAAAAGATAACATTTTTTAATATACTAAATTTTGTCCTGGATAAATCAAGTTAGGATTTGCTAACCCGTTTTGTTGTGCTAACTTTTGATAAGTCGTGCTAAGTTTAGCCGCAATACTTGATAAATTATCACCGTATTGAACTGTATAAACGTTGCTTACTGCTGATCCATTGACTTTCAAAACTTGACCAGGATAAATAAGATTTGGATTAGCCAATCCATTTAATGCCGCCAACGTTTGATAATCTGTTCCGTATTGATACGCAATGCTGGATAACGTTTCACCGTATTGTACCACATGAGTTGCTTCTGGTTGTTTGTCAGGAACAACTGTTGCATCTGGCAATAGTTCAATATCCCCTTTACTAATCCATGACAAGATGCCTTCTAGCAATACTCTGCTTCCAGTTACTTCTTGTACTTTATAGCTGCTTCCTTTTACCCATTGCGGAATAGCTTCACCAGTTGCCCATGCATCTACATTAAATTTCACTTTGACGGTATCACCGACTTTAACTGCAGAAGTAGGTGTTTTATCTACTTCTTTACCTTCCTCAATAGCTGGTGTGTCCGTTTCTGGTTTGTCAGTAGCCGTATATCCGTTATCCGTAATACCTGTTAAGTCTACGTTACCATCTAACCCACCAGCAATATAAGTAGATGTAAATTGCCAAATTGCGATACCATCCATACTAGGGAAATAGCTATATAATGGACTTGGTGTTACATCATAGCTAGGATATGCAGCAATCCATAAAGAGTTAGGAAATTCTTTAATAATTCGTTGATAGTCCACGTATTGCAACGTAAAAGGCTTGTAACTATAATACATTGGTGTATATCCTGCTTGTTTGATACGGCGCATACCATACAAAATCGTTTCTGTATTTGCGTTTACATCAGGACTAGCTCCATGTTCAAAATCTAATGCAACAATGGAATTTTTAGGCGTTTGAATACGTGGCAAGAAGTAATCCATTGTTGTTTTTGCAATATCCATGTTTCCCCAAGTATCGTACCAAATATAAGTATGTGCACGTTTACCTTGTGCAATAACACTTGCTACTTGCGTTTTATAGGTGTATTGTTCATAAATACCGCTAGCATTGTAGCCACCAATCTGGGCAATAGCGAATTTATCATGTGCATAACCAAAGCGGCCTTGTTCCCCCTGATAAATAGCCCAGTCAACGCCTTGGTCACCTTTTGCAGCAAACACATTTAAAGGCATAAAAAATAGAGCGATCAACGCTCCGACTAAAATTTTCTTTTTCATTCGTTTACTCCTTGTCTTTTAAATTATATGCTGACACACCTGTTACTACTCCTAAAAAAGTTGCAATGGCATTGATAGTTAAAACAGCCATATCTGTTTGTTGCCAACCGTAAGCTTTGCCTAAAGTTGCTACTAAAACAGAACTAGCAGGAAGCACGGTTAGCACTCCCCATTTGATGATTTTATAATACTTATCTGGTAGTATCATTTTTTTGCTCCTTTCAATTCTATTATGTCATGTTCCGCTTCTTGCATTCGACCTTCTAATTTAAAGGTTCTTTCAATTACCCCATTATGTTTTTCTACTTTCTTTTCTAGCTGTTCAATTCTGTAAGCTGTCAAATTGGCACTAGCTACAACTCCAATAAATGCACCAAATGTACTGCCTACTAATCCTATTACAGCAACAACTATTTCATTTGACAAAATCATTCCTCCAATAATAAAAACCGCCTAGCTTTGGCTAAACGGTCTCTTATAAAAATTTAAATTAAATTTTGATTTTACTTTAATTGATTTGGACTTATACTGCATATACAGTTGATCCTGCTGCCCAACTTGATCGACCGCTCCAGTTTAGCCCCACAGACAAAGTTCCTGCAACAACTCCAGTAGGTGCTGTTCTACCTCTAATATCAAACGTTCCTAACGCCACGCCGCTAGAAGTACGTATTCCGCATTGTGAATATTGGCTTTTCAAAGGAATAGCCCAGTCAGGCAGGTTTGCTATAACAGTGTTTTGAGTATTACCACCCTTTTCAACATTAAAGTTAATATGGATTCCGCCCCCTACTAATTCTTCAACATAACTAGCATCAGTAATACCTTGATTATCAACAAATCCGTTTTGATAACTCAACTTAGCATATTTTTGATTTCCAGATAATGAATTGGTTGTGATATAGTCTATACCTAATTTAGTCATATCTGCAAACTTGTTTTCTGGAACTGTCCAAGTACCTATCTTCATGCCTAAAGAATGAAGATTTTTAACATTTGTAGAATTGACACTAGCATTATTAAAAATGCAACTACATACTGCTGGAATTGATAGGTTTTTTAATTCATTTATTACATTCGTATTTATCTCATTAACAAAATAATGAAGCTCCATATTAGGGTACATGGATCTAATTACATTTAAAACCGCATATGAGAAAGAACCTATTACGCAATTAAATTCATCAAATCCATATAGATTCAATGTATCTTTCAATAACGCATAATTAGCAGTACTATACTCGTTGTTTTTTATTTCTATAATAGGTACCTTATTAATTTGTTTGCAAATTGATAAGTAGTCATCAAGTGTCGGTGGTATTCTCTCTTCATCTGATAACTTAGAAACATTAGCACCAGCATCAATTCTTAAATTTCTAAATTGCGATAATGTCATTGATGAAACTTTACCAGTGCCATTTGTTGTGCGGTCCACTGTTTCATCATGCATGACAACCCACTGACCATCGCTTGTGACCTGAATATCCGTTTCGATACCCCAATGACGTCGAACCGTTTTAAATGCTGGAATGGAGTTTTCTGGATATTCTGTATTGTTTCCTCGATGGGCAATCCAATTCAACCCTTCCTTCCATCTTTGACGATGTGTTTTGGTCTCATTTAAATAGTATTTTTTCGTTGTGAAAGGTGTCATGAATTCAGTATTTGATTCGCCTTTTTCTGCGGATGATTGTGTTGCCGTGTTATAATTGTCAACATTTCCCAAACCTACTTGCGCAGACGTCACTTTATGAGGATTACTATTATCTTCAATATGTTCATTTAATCTTTTTTCTTTAATAAATCCACTTTTTTCTAAAACAGATTGAGCATCAATACTAATTTCAAATTGTATGGATACATAATCTACATCAAGTGTTGAAGTAGTAACTCCATTACTCGGATCCGTGTAATTAATGATATAAATAATTCCATCACTTGTTATGAAATTATTATCAGTAACTTGAATTGATAAATCTTTATATTCGTCAACAGGTTCTTGGATTTGAGTGGACCAAGAATCTGTTGACTCAATATAAGTAGAAACTTTTATTGTTTTATTATTGGGGGAAGAAGCCTTTACTCGCTCACTAATAGTAAAAGAAACAAAATTATTTTTTAATAATTTAACAGATTCATCTAAATTCAAATCTTTAAACAATTGAGGAACTAAGCGCTTAGCAGCCTCTAATGCATTGAATTCCCCTAGCTGTTGAGGAATAATACCATTTTGTGTTGAACCGCTACTAACTCCTGAATCGTTTCTACTAACTAATTTATTGTAGTCAGTTTGAGACACTTCATTCCATGTATCTTTTGGTTTTTTTAATGATTTTGCTGTCACATCTGTGAAATATTTATTTGCATTTGTCGCTGTATTTCCAGCAGTTTTACCGTTAAAATCCATAGGAACTTTCACATTAGTTATACCAGAAAGTAGTGAAACGCCTTCTGTTTTAGTCATTCGATCATTAAAATCAGATTGTAAGCGTGCTGCTAACGTTGTTCGTGTGACTCCTTGAGTGTCTGTTCTCGCTTGCACAATTTCTGGATTGCTATCACCTGCTTCACCGACTAACTTATCAAAATCGTTTCTTAATGCATCAAATTCTTGTTTATTATTATTTGCAGTGGAAACAGCTTGGTTTGACGTATTAATGGCTGTTTGTGAATTTGCCATTGCTTGATTCGCCGTTTCATTCGCTTGATTCCCTGCTTCTTCTGCAATTCTAATAGCTTCTTTACCTGCAGTATCAGCTATTTTCTTCGCATCATTAATACCATTTTTTAATTCTTCTTGATAAGCATCTACTTTTTCAGTTGAAGCGTTAGATTGATCTAAAATCGCATTAATTTTAATTCGACCTTGATTCAGCGTATCTGTTTCTTTGATTTGTTCAATAGCCATATCCATCACTCCTATTCTGCATTAATGTATTCAATCGTGGCTTTTTGTAAAATACGATTTCCTATCTTGATGAATGGTGAACTATTATCAATCAGTTCTGTAAAATAATCATCTAATGTTTTTCCTGATTCATCATTAACTATAAATTCTTCTTGTTTGCTAATTAATTTTACTGTTAATCTCATTTAAAATTGTCCTCCTAATTGCGATTGTATAAAGACACGACAAATAACCTGTGCTTCGATTCGTGCAAGTTTGTTAGGTATTATTTTAATTGTATGATTACCTCTAGAGATCTTGCCTCCACTAGTTTTCCTAAGGTAATTAACAATGTTTAGTCTTTGTTGGCTAGTATCATGAACTGGAATGGTGGTACCATCTACAACTATATCAACACTAGTTGCGCTACTTGGCGCCTCATAAATCCCCCATTCTAATGGATGGCTATGATCAGGTAAAGTAATTTGGTGTGTATGTGCCGGTATTCTAACTTGGTGGCTATGGCTAGGAACCGATATGCTGTGAGTATGGTTTGGTATAGAAATATTAAAATTGTGACTATGGTTAGGTGTATTCACTGTGTGGGAATGTGCCGGTGTAGTCACATTATGAGTATGATTACCTGAGCTCGTCTTTGTGTACCAATCTGTTGATGCAGTCGACATTAGTCTAAATCTCATACCTGACCCCGCATCCATTTCTCGATAAAATGCACTTGATTCAGTGCTACCATTATTAGATGCAACTAGGTGATTATGATCTCCACCTGCTGAACTTGTTTGTGAGCTTTGACCATTTACAGAACTAGATTGAATACTACCTCCACCACCACCTGTGGTGGATCCACTAGAATAACCTCCTCCAGCTGAACTTGAAACGACACTTCCGCCACCAGCTGAACTCGTTTGTGTTGAAGCTCCACCAGCTGACGTACTTTTTACTGTAGCTCCCCCGCCTTTTACGGCTTTTGTATAACCACGATAACGCTTAGTTTTAAAAGTCAGTTCTACAGTGTTTACATGAAATACATCATCATCTAAAAAGAATTCAATTTCTGCTGGGTAGGCCTTTTCACAATTATCTTGATAACTATAGTTCAAAATATTCGTTGCGCCTTGCGAATACGTCTCATTTATTTCCTGTTTACGTTTCAAATCAGACATTGTTGTAGTAAAATCGTCAGATAAATTACCAAGCTCTAGCTGAATATCTTGTGGTGCGCCGAATACATCCTGTTTTGTCTCTTTTTTAATACGCAAATTTATACTTCCAAAGTCATCTGTATTGATCATAATTACAGTTCCTTGTCTTAACTTATCAATGCTTAAAGGTTCATCTGTTAATTTCAATAAATCAGCCGCAGTCACATCCCAAGAAATTTTAGGTTGTGCCCATTTTTTTAACATGTTGATTGCATTGTCTTTTAAAGCTTGTGGAACTGTGAATCGTTGGTCTACCCAAACATATTCAACTAAACCATGTTCTTTTATAGACTTTGCATCTTCTACATAAGGAATATTTTTATTTACCGATTTAATATTTATCTGATTGACGCCTTCACCAGCACCTAAAGGATAAACTCGATTAACTAAATTGTTAGGATCTCTTTCAATCTCAAAGCCTTGCATGTTATATCCTTCTTGAATACGAGCAACAGGTTCTTTTGGTGGCTTCACTAAAGATAATTCGAATGGATAAACTTTGGTATTCCATTGCCACATATAGTCTTCATCAAATGCTTGAGGAATACTAAACAAGGCATCAGCGAGACCATTTTCATTTTCCCATGCATAACTAAAATACCGAGTGAATTCACATTTTTTTAAAACCCAGTGTTTTGTCCTTTGTTTATTCAAAAGATAGTTAATAACATCAACCGTTTTTCGATTCACTAGTTCATGATAACCAAAAAGAACTGTGTCTAGCAAAGTACACAGGGCTTCATTTGCCGTATATGTGATTGAATTGTTACTAGCATCTTTGCGAACCGTTGAAGGCATAACACGGTATAACCCTATATATTCATTTTCATTATCTGTTAGTTCAACCCATAACATTTCTTGCAAAAATTCATTTTTAGGATCATCCAACGGCATTGAAAATTCTAGATTACCTATTTGGTTTTCAATTTTTTCATATCCAACATTATAAGCGTTATCTAAAACTGCCGTGTATTCTCTTTTTAAATCCATTGCCATCAACATATTTTAGCAACACCTCCTATAAGAAACGATTTGGATATCGAATAGTTAGATTAAAAGTACTATCTTTCGCTTGGATGTATAGTGGCTCATTTGGATAAATATAAAAATCGTTCATAGGACGAATCATTGGCTTCCCATTTTTCGTAATATTAAACTGTTCTGTATCAATCACTATTTCTGATTTATCAAAATCACCAATATCAATAGTATCACTTCTAGTTTTTATCCACACGCCTCTACCAGTGCCTTTTATAGTAATAATTGGTTTTACTTTTAACCCTTCAACAGTTGGATATATTTCAATTGGTTTCACTTCTTGACCGTTATCCCCCATTAAATAGGAACGATTTTGAAAAGTAATCATAGTAGATCCCCAGTATGCTCCGCCTTCAATCGTAATTGGTAAGTCAACAGCCCCTGATCCAGTATTACCCATAAGATAGTTAGCCTGAAACGTTATTTCTGTAGAACCCCACATAACACTAGTAGCATCGCTTCGAGTATATTTATATGGATTATTCAACAAGATTGTAAATGTACCAACGACACGATTCAATCCTTCAGGAACTGCATCAATGTCTGACTTGCTACCTGACCAAAGCATTTCTGGTTCATCATTAAACCAAATCTGTACATCTTTTTCTGTGAACAAAGCAACATTTAGTCTATTAAAAGAATCCCTAAAAGCTTCGTTAGAGTTAGCCTCAACTTTGAATTTAACCGTTAATTCTCGTTCTGGAATCCGCGCATAAACATGTCGCATTCCATCACGAATTCCCAACTGGTAGCTTTGTATTTCAGTGGGAGCTAACTCTCTTCCAACAACAGATAATGTTCTATAACCTGGAACTAAATCTTCTAAAAAGGAACCATTAAAATTCATGGCTTCCGAAGGCAAAGAGGCTTTTGTTTGTTGTTCATTTACATCAATAAAGTTGTATAACATTTAGCGCCTCCTTCCTAAAGAAACATTCTTTTTATCTTGTTGATTCTGTAATTCTTTACTCATTGGTTTAGCAATAACCCTTGCAACCTCTGAACTATCGAAAATAACAGGTACCTCTACAGTGAATTTTGAAGATACATCTCCAGCAAATGCTAAGCTTTGTGATCCTCCACTAAATGACAGATTTGAATTTAAATTATCCAGCGCTGGCATGGCTACCTTTTTACTTAGTCGTTGCATAGATTTTTCTACAAAGTTTGAATATTTATCAATACCAACCGCTACTCCCGCTGGAATCATTTTACCTACTTCATCACGCATTACACGTGATGGAGAATGAATATCCATAGCGCTTTTCATTGTACTTACAATTTGATCTGCCACACCTCTTGCTGCAGCTAAAGCACTATTAGCATTGGCATTAATGCCATTAGTCAATCCATCAATTGCATTCGCACCAATAGAATTCATTTCTGATGGTAAATTGTCCATTGCAGAAATTATTTTATCAACAATAGACTCAACAGCTCTTACTGGATTCATTGCGTTTTGTTCGATACCGTTTGATAACCCAGAATCAACATCTTCGCCAATTGAGTGAAATACACGAGAAGGAGAGTGAGAATCTAAACCTTTTCTGGCACCAGAAACAACATCATCAATCATTTGATTAGATGTTTTTACAGGTAATTGTTTGTTAGCCTCTACCCCTTTTTCTAAACCTTGTGGAATAGATTTACCAATACCTGAAAAATCTGCCTTCTGTACTTCACCTTTCATATCTTCCCCGACTTTAGGAACAATTCCTTTTGTCATTTCCTCAACAGCTCTACGGCCATTTTCAATACCTGCTTTAAAATCATCAGTTACACTTAGACCAACGCTGTTAAAGTCTGTATTCTTAATTTGCGTCATCAAAGTTTCTTTTTGAGTTGGTATAAGAGCTTGAATTTCCTCGTTCAAACCATTTTTGCCTAATTGATAACCTTCTTTCATTGCATTCATGGAAGTTTCACCGGTATTACGATAAACATCATTCAAGCGTTGTAATTGTTCATCTGAAGAATTAACTAATTCTGCCGCTTGAGCAGCACCTTCAGGTCCCATTTTCCTTAGTTGCTCTAAAAGCCCTTCATCTACTCCTCGCTGTGCTAACGCAGCAATGTTAGTGCTCCATTGGTTAACAGCTTCTTGATTTTTTTGTAAATTTTCAGCCATTTGATCAACTGAAATAGCTTGTTTTTGCTGGATAACATCAAAGGCACTCCCTACTTTTTCTTCAAGTGATGAATATTCTGAACGCATTGCATCCATTGTTTCTTTCGTCTTACCACTTAAAGCATTGTATGAAACTGTTTGATTTAACACACCATTTTCCACAGCTTGGCTTGCACGCTGCATTGATTGTTCATGGGCATTAGCTGTATTTATAATTTCATTTGTCAATTCTTGTTGAACGCCCTTTAACACTTGCTCTTGCTCGCCCAACTTTTCAATATTTTCACGAGCTTCTTTTGTATTCCCACCAGATTCTTTTAATGTCTGATTCCATTTTTCTCTAGCAGCATTAATTTCCATCAGCTTCGCTTCATTATCATTTCGTTCTTTTAACATTTGATTAATGTTTTCTTGAGCTTGAGAAGCTTCATCTAAAGCATTATAAGCATCAACTTGTTGTTGAATTGTTCCAGGCATTTCAGATAAAATATTTTTTTGATCGTCATAAACTAAGTTTAAACCTGTCATTTTACCGTTCAATTCCTCAACAATTTCCACCATACGTTTTTTCTCGCTATTGCTTAATTTTTCTTTAGCAGAGAGCATTTCCATTTCAGAAATCATAGATTGGAATTTTTCTTTAGTATTATCCAATTCAATAGCTTCATCTTTTCGTGATTGGGTATGTTCTTGATTCTTTTTAATCAAGTCATCTGTAGTTTTCATAAGGCTTTCTTGTTCTTTTTTAACTGCCTTAGTTGATTCAGTTTCCTTATTTAACCATTTCCACAAGTTTACCCCTACAGCTACTAGTCCACCTATTGCAGCTGTTACCCAACCAATAGGGCCCATCAACAATTTCATAGCGGTACTAAAAACAGTTGTAGCTACTGTAGCTAAACTAATTGTTCCCGTCAAAACACCAACGATTGTATTTTGCGCCACTAAAAGACCAGTTTTTATTGCTATTGCTGCAGAATTGGCTTTATCGGCTGCTAAGTTTAACATCCATGCTCTTCCGAGTGCTGTGGTAGACAACGTAGCCAGTTTTGATATTCCATTGTATAGACTTATTGCGGTTGTATAAGCTTTGATTGCCAACTCAGATTGTTTTATATAGCCTGTCACTTGCTGAATTACTTTCAATGCTGTAAAAGTAGCAGCAAAACTGACAATTGTTGGTAGTAATGGTGTTAAAGCTGTACCTATCGAAGTAATAGCTTTTCCAAATACTTTCATCAATGGGATAGTTGATTGAATCGCTGCATCAATTGCTTTAAAAGTTATATTCACTACATTTTTTAAAGAGTCTAAATTTTCGGCAATATTTTTTCCTGTCACTGCTTTTGATAATTTATCAAATGATTTAATAACTGTAGTTACACCTTTAACGGTGGCTGTTTTAATATTTGCCCATGATGTTTTGATACCTTTTGAGTTTTTCTTCGCTAAGTCCGCAAAACCGCCTACACCTTTGTCTAGCTCAATTAAACGATTATTGAACTCGTTAAATGTAATATCTCCTTCTTTTAAAGCATCATATAATTGATTAACTGAGTTTACACCTTGTTCTTTGAATGACTTAGCAACTTTATCCATCGCAATCGGCATTGTTTCTTGTAAGGTTCGCCAAGATTGCATATCAACTTCACCTTTACCGAGCATTTGAATATATTGTTGCATACCACGAGTTGCATCAGCAGTTGAAGCTCCAGAAGCAAGAAAGGCATCATTTAATGCAATAGCTGTGTCAGTCCCTTTACTCAAGCTACCAGTTGAAATTGCTAATTGTTGTGTATTTGATACAATTTCATCTAAAGATGTAGGAAGTCCATCAATCCCATCACTTAACTTAGTCATTGATCTATCAACATCTTCAGTAGAATAACCTAAAGCCTTCATAACTACAGGATACTTATTCAATGTATCAAAACGGTTAATCGCTCCTTCAACAGAGTCCTTAACCATATTTACAGCCGTAGATACTAATTTTACAGCACCAACGCCTGCTCCAATACTAAGAATTGATTTACCTAATTGATTCCCTTTAGTGGTGCTTTTATCCAGTCCATCACCTAGTTCGCCAGATTGCTTATTTACACCAGCCATAGAACGTTCAGCGCTACTCATTGTGCTGCTAAACGTTCTATCAGTAGCAGTAAGTATTGCTTCAACTGAATATGATTCCATCATTTTCCTCCTTTCCTACTTATTTGCTTTTCTTAATAAATCAATTGCTTCTATATCAACTTTTTCATCAATTAATGATTTACCCAAAATGAGCTTCTCTCGTTCTTCATAATTGAAAAACTGATTAAACTTTTTATAGTAAGGTTCTTGTTTTTTACCTTTAGTCGCCTTAATTTGGTTATTTAGCCAAGCTTGGAGATAGAGATCTCTTTCATGGTCAAGCCTTTTTAGCTGAAACGCTAATAGCCTAACTTCGTATTCATATAAAGTCATTCGTTCAATTTCGGATAAATCAGTAATTTTTAGGTAACGAAAACAATTAATAAGAATATTTTCATAAGCTTCAGCTGAGCTTAGTTCCTCTCTTACTTGTTCTCCATCAGAGCTTTCTTGAAATTTCTGACCGTTAACTTTCCCGCATTGCTTTCTTCTAAGTTTTTCAACGTTTCATCAAATAATGCCTCAATATCATCAACAGTTTCAACGAATTCATCTACTTCATCCTTAGAAGGTCTACTTTTTTCCGTAATGGTAGCTGTATAGAGTACATCAGATAAAACAACGATATTTCCACTTACTAGCTGTGGTAATGATGTTGTTAGCCCCATTCCAAGATTCACATCATTGCGAACCACCCCATGCTGCTTATCCAATTCACGAATAAACTTGACTCCAAAAATACAGTTATATTTTTTTCCTTTAATTTCGATTTGCATGTCTTTTCCTCCATAAGAAAAGGACAGCCGCTAAGCTGCCCTCTAAATTTATATTTTAAGCTTGATTATTCAATGTTAAGGTGTGTTGAGCTGTTTTCTTACCATCCTCTGTTGTTCCTGTTGTGGTATAAACACCAGCTGGTACCGTTTCTGTCCAAGTAATATTACCTGTTTCAGAGACAGCAAGACCTTCTGTTTCAGGCGTAATCTTATAGGTTACTTTTTTGTTGGTTGCATTTTCAGGCAAAACAGTTGCTGTGATTTGTCGGCTACCTGCAGTACCCGCATCTGCTGTTGATGTTTTAGGAGAAAACTCTAAGCCAGTTACAGCAATAGACAATGTTTTAAAAGCTGGAATATCTACTCGCTCTGATTCTTTCCCATTAACAACACGAGTTACTTGGTACTCACCAACTGGCACAGAGGTGTTAGGTTCCATTCCTGTTATAGTTAAAGGTGATGTGCCGGAAACAACTTCAGTTTGGCCTTTATAAATTTTAAAAGTATCCACCATATTTATTTTCCTTTCTTAGCTTAATTCAATAGAAGCCCCATCGACTGTAGGAGTTACACTTCCCACAGAAGGGCTATCTACTTTCCCGGATCAGCTGTTTCAATAGTCGTATCTTTGAAGACATATTGAACTACTTCTTCTTGATCAGCAGTTAATGTTGCAAATCCTTTTGCGCCTTTACCATTGATACCAAATTCTAATGAAACTTCTACGGTGTCTTCAGCATTAGGCGATTTACCAAATGATGTTACGTATCCTTGGTAATAGGTTGCCTTGTATTTGTCAGCATTATCTCTTGTGCCTTTTTCTGCTTTGTTGATTTCCCAGATTTCAATAATATCGTCATTGTCTAAAGCCTCTTCTAGCTGGTCAACATATGGATCACCAACTGATAAAATAGATGTTGCCGAAAAATCAATTTCTAATGACCCTGGGATGCGAATCGGACCATCTTTAGTGGCCACGGAGTCACTATCTTTTGTTTTTGTATTTTCATGTTCTGTCTGGAAAGCTAATTTCCATGCTGCTTCCTCTTTTGATTTTTTTAACAAACGGAAAAGTAAAATAATATCAATACCTTTAGCCGCTACTTTTGCTTCATTAGCCATTTATATTCCTTCTCTCTATAGTATTTTGAATTCTAAAGATATCATTGCCCGTTTCAATGGTGTGTTAGTCGAAATGTCATCTACTAACCGAATACCGCTTGATTGGATATTGAGCGACCAATAATAACCTTCCGTTTCAGAAATAGATAGAGCCTCAGCAAAAATTGCTGAAGCCATATCCGATATTTGTTTACGTTTTTTTGCCAATCCCCATACAGATAGATTCAATGTAACCGAACCTTTAATATCAGTTTTGTTGGCTTGGTGCAGTGTCTGAGTATCTTCTAATTCGACAAATGGATAACCTACATCATCCATAGGTTTATAATCGTAGGTTTCATAACCCAGTGATTGACACTTCTTATACACTTCATCGAAGATTGATTGATCTCTTGTTTTAATCATTTCATCAACCTTTCCAAGTCCGTTCTAAATTTCACTTTTTGTTGTTTCAGCGGTGGTAAAAAGAAATCACGTTTCACCATAAATCTCGTACCGTTTATTAAATACGGTGCGTATTCCGTTCCTGGTCCTGTATGCCCAGAAAAACCATTGTTCGAAAGCCTCATAACGATACTTCTTTTTGTTGCCCCAGTAGGTTTAACAAACTTTTTACCTTCCCAGTGTCCAGTTAACACTTTTCCGGCTTCAGCTTGCATATTGGCGGTTAATTCTGCTGTGTTATTTCTAACAACTTTTTTCACATCATCAAGCTGAGCATTTCTCTTTAGTTTTTTAGAAATTCCAGCTAGTCCATTAATTCTTACTTGATTTCTTGCCATCAATAATCACTTCCTGAATAATCAAGCTATTTCTTAATGCAGGAACTCTACTTGTAATAACTTCCCAAGTTTTACCCTCAAACTCAATGTAATCAAATTCTGGAATAACAAAAAGGGGCTGTGTCCTAATGACCTTAGCCCCTTCTTTAATGCTCCCGAAAATAGTAATGGAACGATCTGTACCAATATCAGTTACATTGACATCAGCAGTTTTTATAAACGGTTCTTCTTCAATCCATTCACCTGAATTTGGATCATAATGCGATTTTGAAGATTTTTTTACAAAGGTAATTTCATCTAAATATCTCATGAAAATGTAAACCTCCCACGTTTAGGCTTATAAAGTTCTTCTAATTCCTTGTTCTTATACTCTTCAATCTCATCTTGATATTCAGAAAAATCAGAGTCTGGAAATGCCATAGATAAACCTTCTTGAGAATAAGATTGCATTCCTTCTTGGCCAATACGATTAAATCGTTTTAAAGTGACTTCATATACAACTGAATCAAAACTTTTTGGTAACTCAGTGACATTCAATATATTTTGAAGCCGATCTTTTGTACGTCTTTCAATGATTTCTAATTTTTCATCAAGACTGCCATTTAATAATTTTTTTACATCATTTGCTATCTCTGACATCAAAACACCACCTAAGTTAGTTCGATTGTCGCCCCATTTGTTGTCGGTGTTACTTTTCCGACAACAGGGCTAGTTACTCCCCCGCAGCTTTTGGTTGAATCTTAGCAAATGCTTCATCTTTGATGACCATGAAACCAATATCCATTGTAGCTCGTAAAGCAACCAATTCTTGTTCGTATAAGTTGACAGGCGTACCGTCTTCATTCGTTAAAGTAGATAATTGAGCTTCTTCTGAAATTTTGAAATTAATGTTAAATGGGATACCATAGCGCAAGTAATCAAAATCACCAGTATAAAGGTTTCCCTTATCCATAGATTTTAGATCTGCTACAGGTAGTCCATCAATAGTATTGCTGACACGATCATAAATAAATTGAGTTGTGTCACCAATTTTTTTACTTGCTTCACGTAACACTGTACGATTCTTACGATTAGAAATGAAAGCATTCGGATCGTATTCACCTTCTCCAAGCAAATCCTCTAATGCTAAAATGTTGTCATATGTCAAGTTGCCCTCAATTACATTACTAGCTGCAATGACAGATTTTTCAATAGATTGAGAGAATGGATTTTCTTTATCAAGGATAGTAGCCGCATCGATTTTCTTATAAAATGCTTCTGCGATTTTTGGTTGCATTTGAGTAAAGAAATCAGACATCTTATAAGTTAAATATTCCCGAGAAACTGGGATAATAACACCAATTTTTTTCGCAGTCATCGTTACGTTTAACCATTTAGGTTTAGACGTTTTAATCTTTTCGCCTTCACCAACCCAGTACGCCCCAGGACCTTCTGCAAAGTATTCGAATTTCTTTTCTTTGCCGTCCATTTCTTCATATTTAGCCAACTGCATTAACTTAGAATTTTCCATCACATCTTTTAAAATTAAAGTGTTGTACTTATCTGGAATTGTTCCATCTTTTTTCTCTAATACAGTGACGTTGTCTGGATTCCATGTTTGAGCAAACATTTGAATATCCATTTTCATTAATTGTTTTTTCTTCATTTATATTTCCTCCTATTTTACAATTCGTTTACTTGCTGCAAGAGCTGCAACTGATTCGGTTTCTTTTTTATCAGTTGCAAATTGTCCGCCCTCACCTGGTGTTTTTTGGCGAGCATTTTCTTTCTTAATCATTGATACATAGTTCGTAACAATAGCGACAGCTTTTTTTGTGGCTTCCGCATCATCTGAAACAATCAATCCTAGCAAATCATCGTCATGCGGCAAACTAGCCTCTGAAAGCATTTTAGAAGCTTCTTTTGACATGGAAACTAATGCTTGACTACGTTCCAATTCCGCAATTTTTGCTTCTAGCTGTTTCTTTTCATGTTCAGCTTTTTCCTGAGCATTCATTTTTGCCAGTTTTTCTGCTTCTGCTTGTTTTTCTTGTTGCTCTTTTTCCCAAGCTTCTTTTGTTTTTGATACTTCAGCAGCAATCATTTTTGCTACTTCATCACGAGAAAACGTTTTTCCATTGCCTTTATCTTTACTATCATCTTCTGGTGGCGTTTGTTCTTGACCTCCGGCCGGTTGGTCCGTATCTCCAGTGCCAGTATCTGGATTATCAGCAAAGAATTGTAAATGCATTGGCAATAATAGTTTTTTTGTTTTCATGATTATCCTCCACGGTTACGCCGCTACCCGATATATTTGATAAGTTACGCCTATCAATCGAAACAGCTTTCTCTTTAGTGCCTGTAAGCAGTAAGAAGGCAATATAAAAAGCCTAACGTTTGTTAGACTTTAATTGCCTTATTTTCCCATTTTTTGTATGCATCAAAATAAATCTCTTGCTTGTCGCCGTTTAATGTTAATTCATAATACATACCATCAAGTAAAGTAGTGCTTAATAGAGCTTTGTTATTCTGCAATGTTTTACAACTCCAAACTACAAAAACATCTTTTTTGGTAATTTCTTTTTGATCTGATTTATCCAAGTGTTTGTTTGCATAATTTGAAACAATTTCTTTACATTTATCAATAAATTCTTGTGAATCCATCATTTTACCCTCTTTTCTTAAATATTCTTCATAATCAGCATCTAAATAATCATAAGGATCATCATTCATAGAATCACACCTTTCTGTCATAATTTTAAAGTGATTCTTCGACTTCTTTTCTTAATTCAGAAATTAATCTGTTTAGCTTTTCTGTCAATTTACCTTTCTTTTTTGTACCAAATTTTGTTTTTCTTTGTTCATACATTAATAACTTGATTTCGGTATTCATATACATAATTGTCGCTTTATATCCACAATTTGCACATTCAGCATAATGGTGTTCGACATCCTTCGTGATATTTTCATATTTTCTAATTAAAGGAGTGTGTTTATGACATTGATTGCATTTATATAGATTATCCATTTACAGACCTCTTTCTTTCAGTGACTTCTCATAATCCTCACTAACTTTAGGGACAGTAGAGCATTTACAATGAGGATGCATATAAGGAGCATTAATACCTTTTTTCATCTTTAATACTCTATAAGGGCTACCCTTAGCCACTTTTTTACATATTTCACAGGCAAACGGTTCTGTAATGTAATCATATTCTTCGATATCGGCATCCAAGTAACTTTGCTTTTGAATATCTGTTTGAATACCAGATATTTCAGTCATCATCAACCTATTTAGCTTGTATCTTATATTTAGTTGGTTGGGCTTTAAAAATTTAGCCATCTCTTTTGCGACAGCTCTTGGATTTTTACCTTGAGTGATTGCCTGAGTGATTATTTTTTCTAAATCAGCTTTCATTTCAACAAAATTTTGCCAAATGTTATCACTAAACGAAGGGAAGTCACTTGATTTGAATGATGCATTAACAATTTTTCTAACCTTAGACGAATAATTTTCTTTAACCGTTTCGCCTAATATTCCCGCCTGTCTTAAATACTCATCTTTTGCTGCTTCAGATAACTGAGAATATCCCCACTTATCTAGCTCATCAAACAACGTGATTAGTTCTAAGCCAATCTGAGACTTTAATAGCTCTAATCTAGACACTCGCATTACTAAGTTATAGATTTTCAATTCTTTATTGGCCTGTGGACTAAAGTCTTTATTTTTTACATATTCCTTCGCTTTTCTTTCGAAGCGTTTTACGTCCATCTTATTAGCCATTTTTCTTGCTTCGCTAATCGTAATCTTTTGACCATTGGAAAATCTATCCCAGTTAGCTTCAATTTCAGTTTGAATCGCATCAATAGCATTTTGAAGCTGTTGAACAATTTCTTTTTCTCTATTGCGATCTAGCTCCATCTGTTCTTTGATCCAAGATTCTTCACGATTTTTCAAGTAGGACATTCAATCATTCCTCCTCGGTTTCCTTTTCCAATTGTTTAGCTAAAAATTTTGCCTGATTTACTTTCGTTTTGGCTACTTCTTCATCAGTAATATCTAATGGTTTATTTTCATTTTTTACACGTTCTAATTCAGCTTGAACATCATCAACAAACGAAGCTAGACCTAAAATTGTTTCTTGGCTTAACTCAGCTCCAGAGTCAATCAATGTTTTTAATTCTTCTAGAATTGCTTTCGGAAGATTAGGAGTAAAGATAATTCGCAATCCTTTTAAATCGGAGTTATCAATCTCAGAAACACTTGATTTCAGATTAAATAAAAGACGATAGCGCCGCACAAGACTTTTTTTAAATAGTCTTTGCTTTACTGCCGTCATTTGATTGAAACCAAACATTTTATACTTCATTGCTTCTCCTGATTGAACACCAGAAAAATTTGTATCTGTTAAATCTGGAATCATAGATATTTCATGTATCCCTTTCCTCACTCGTTCTTTGTAAGCTTCAACGCCGTTTACATCGTATTGTTTATAGATGTAGCTAGCATTCACTGAGGTCTTGTTACCGTTGATATCTGTACCAGATTCAAGCAAAAGCATGTTCGCTTCTTTTTGCTTAATAGCATCTTCGGTTGATAGACCCGCTGCTTCGATGTCTCCACTAATCACTAACAGCGCATCGTTTAAATCCGTCATGTAATTAGCAGTGTCAGACTGTCCAGCATCATACAAATCGATTTGAGATAAAATATCTTCATACAATCCCATTCTAAAACGATTAGGAGAGAACTCAGTTATCTGAACTTCTTTGTAATCATGAGAATCCTCTTTTGGATCACTTAGTTTAATCGTAGCAAGAGTCGTTTCAGCGTAAGTAATGATTTTGTCTTTTGTGTAAATTATCGGTTGAATATACTGTTTGTCTGCATCTATAGTAAATTTAGTTTTAGGATAACGAACAGCAAGTATTGGTCTACGCTTGACCGTTGTATCATAAACAACAAACGTTTCAAAAACATTGCATAGATCAACATAATCAACGTCATCTTCATCTCGATATATGATTTCATAAGCTCGACCGTATTTATCCATATCTAACCACAATTCTCCATTCAATCCGTCAATGTCATTATCTTGATTGAAATTATCAATTGCCTCTTGGCTAGCTTTATTATTAATTTGGACTTTTAATGGATTGCCTGTATTGTATCCAACATCAAACGTTGCAAGAACTTTTCCAAAATTATGGGCAGCTCTATGGTCTGCTTTTTCTTTTTCCTTACGGCGACGATTTTTGATGATGTTTGTATTCTTTGCTTTATAATAATCATCCAAAATCTGTAGACGTGGAACTTGGTGTTCATTATGGTGTGCAATCATTTTGGCTAAAATATCAGTATTACCCAACAATTCTTCTGCAGAACTATATCTATAGTGAATATTTGATTCTACGCCAAAGCTAACAAAATTTTCATTCATATCACTTGAATAGCTGATGTCCGATCCATGTTCAAATTCATTAACTTTTAGGATTTCTTCAGTTTCCATACTTCACACTCCTTTTTTTAAAACATTCTTTTTATTTTGTTTCTTTGATTTTTACTAATTTTAGTTTTTTTCTTCGCCCACATGTCTTCGTTAAATCCGTAACGTGTGGCATCAATAGTATGATTGTCTTTATCTTCTAGTCTCGGTTTAGGATTACCATCTCTATCAGTCTGATAATCAATGTTTTCAAATTCCTTAGCTATATTTGGAGTCCTCAATGGATCGATACAAATAAAATCTAAGTCATCTAGCCATTGCTCACCATATTCAACCGAATCCGGGCCTTTTTTAACACCTTTTATATGATTGATACCATGCTCATTTACTAACTCTGCATTACTTTTGGGCTCAGCAGAATCAGAAAAAATTTCATCATTTTGATAGCCCTTTTCATGTAGTTTTTTAGCTAATTCCCTATTACTAATTTTCACACCGTATATCTCATCAATAGCATAGATACCATTTTTCTTTTTATCATAATGCCATCGAACGAACGCTAACGGATCAGTAGCATAACCGAAGTCAAGACCGTTTCTGATATTATCAAAGTTAGCAACCATTTCCTCAGTTATACAGCCTTTTATTACTCGTAAATTATCAAACGGAACAACTCCTGAACCAATAGCTTTGCCGTCATACTCCCACTCAGCACGTTTCGGATTCTTAGCCCTCGTAGCATTAACTTCTTCAATAAATGCTTGAGCTATGAATGGATTATCCTTATATGTTGAATGATGAACGAAAGTATTTTCAGGTTGGAAGCTAGATTCATATTTCTTATTAACCCATGATTGTCGTCGCTTAGGAGGATTGTACGAATAAAAGAATTTATAAAAAAGACCATCTGCTAATTCACCACGTAGTAATGAGTTAGTTATGGTTTTTACATCATCTTCTGTTTTAAACTCGGCTAATTCCTCAATCCAAGCTATAGCAAATGGAAATCTTGAATCCTTTAATGACTTAATTCTTTCTGGATTCTGTGCGCCACGAAAAACAATATAATTACCTCTAGGCTTATAGGTGATTTTCATAGGACTTTTATTTACTTTAAAATACTTAGACACACCTTGTTCTTCAATTGCCCACTTAATCTGTTCAAAAATAGATAGCTCAATCGTATTATCGACATATCTAATGGCCACAGCATTTACAGGATATCTCATAATCAATTGAACGATTATGTGTGCTATGCCAGATGATTTACCTGACCCACGGCCACCTTTTTCAACAACATGTAATATATTTGAGTTTAATGCTACCCTCCAAGTAGTATGAAATGCTTTAGGAAGAAATTCAGATAATTTTTTACTCATATTCATCACCTGATATATCATCGATGAAAACTGGCATATCCATGTCTCCATTTGTAGCATCTAAACTAGCTTTAACTTTTTCAGTTTGAACCTTCAGTAGTAGTAATTTAGCATCATTTGCTAGCAAGGCATTCTGTTGCTTAATAGCCTTTGTTAACTGATTGCTAATTCTTGTCAATGCTTCCTCAATAGCCAAAATGTCATCTAGTATTCTAAATGTTTTACGAGTGACTTGTACATCTTTTAAAACTTCTCTCTTAACAGTAACCATTTTCCCATCAATTACCGATGGCTCTTTAACTTTCCGAAGCTGCTGCAAACGTTCAACTTCTTCATCGTTTAAGCCAGCCTCTGCATCTTTGATGCGTTTAAGCATTCTATATTGGCGAATTTTCAGGATTCTTATTTCTTCCTCCAAAATAAAAAAAGGATCATCATTCAGATTAGAATAGATATCCTTTTCTTCGTCAGATAACATATCGGCAAATATTGTTTCGTATTCGCCAGTTTTAATAGCGTTCTTATTACCTTTAGGAGGAGAACCTCCTTTGTTCCCCTTAGCATTTTTATTACCTGGCGGCGCTCCACTTTTATTGGTAACGTTACTATTCGATTTAGTAACGTTACCTTTTAATTCTTCCGCCCATTTATCAACAGATTTCCATTTCCTGATTTGAGAATCAGAAACATTTAGTTCACTAGCTAATTCTTTAAGAACCTTTTTCCCACCTGAATCTAGCCATATTTTTTTAGCTTCATCACGACGAGGGTCTCTTTTTCTAGCCATCCATTAACACCACCTCACTTTTCGCTTCAATAGTTGAGTTTGTTTTCGTAAATCAAATATACTTCTCTACATTCTCTTGTACATGTTTGTCACTCCAACACCCATGACCGCAATATACCAACTTGCAATAGTCAATTTCTTGTGGTGTAGCTTCTCGTGTCATCTCAATGATGGAATATTCTTTCTTAATCTGCACCGACATTACTACCCGTTTATGTTGGTTTTTCATGGGTTTCGGATAATGGTGGTTCAGGGATATGTACCAATAATTATCCATCCTTCATTCCCTCCAAACAAAAAAAGAAGCCATCAAGGCAATCTCTTTTATTCTTCATTCTTATTTGTTATAATTTTATTAGGTAGCAACTCCTTTTATTTTTAAATCAACACCTTATGTAATTCATAATTCCATGAAAAGACACACAATTAGCTACCTAACCGCTAGTATGTCACCACTAGCGGTTTTTATATGCATCAGACAAGACAATTAATGAATGATTTGCTATAATTTATTTACGGGTAGCGACATACCTTAGAAAATTTCTTGCACATGAAATTCCTCATATCGTACTAGCTACCTAACCACCCATGATTAATTTCACTGGTGGTTTTTTTGTTGTTCAGTAAACATAGTTACTAACTCATCATCTGAAGCTCGATTGCAATTAATGTAAAAAAAACAAACACATAAATGTTTTACAATTTTTTTAATATTTGTTAGAATTTTTACAGGCAGGAATTCCTTCTTGATGAATTTAGATTTTGCGATTTAAAATTCTATCAACAAGTCTTACTATAACTGCCTATCCGCTAATTTTCCGATATTAGCGGTTTTTTACATACTAAAAGAGACATTCTTAATTAATTTTATGTACTAAATATGTCATTTCTTACATAAATTGGATAATGTCTATCACTATTAATTTGCTATAATGCTTTTGGGTAGCAACTCCTTAAATGCTGAAACAGTTATTTACACCTAGAAAACCCATCTTTTTGTAATATAGTCTGCTACCTATCCACTAGATTCCATAGTCTAGTGGTTTTTTTACGTATAAAAAAAGACTGCACGGTGAAAGTGCAGCCTTAGATAGGAGGGAAAATCTTAACCGTCATCTGATCGTAAAGGTAGTTATATTTGACTTATTGACGATTTTTTTATTTAAGTAGCTATGCTACCTATTGGCGTGACAGGATTCGAACCCGCATCTTATCTCACACGAAGTAAGTTGCATTACCACAATGCTACACGCCAAACCAGAAGGAGCTACCTCCTAGCAATTGCTAATAAATCAAATTAACCTTTACACACTCTCGTCAGAATGTTTTCCCATCAGGACGTAGCTTTCGCAGACTTTCACGGCTAAAATGATTATGTCACTGGCAAGGATTTGCACCTTGTATGGTCTATATTCCACCACAGTGACCAATCAATCAAACACCAGCAAAAACAATTGATTAAGTTTATCCTAAACGTACCTAGCTGCTACTCTATGAGTTTAGGAATTGCTCTCGTGCGTAAGCAGCTGCCGCAGAGATCTGGTTAATGTTCTTATCGTCATATGCTGGGATAGAGCAATATACCTAACCTCGACTAGTATGAATCAGGTAGTTACTACTGCATCCCTAGCAACTATTTGTGTCACTTGCAAACCTGTAGAAAAAAGAGGAGGTTATTCACCTCACTTCATTTTATTGAGAACGTAAGTCTGCAAGTGACCATCGAAAGTCAAATCAAACGGTGACTAAACCAGAAAGCGTTGTGTAATGTGTCCATTTCTTTGACTTTCGATATTACTATATTAGCACTCAAATTCGTATAAAAACCGCCAACTTTCCGCCAAAAAACCGCCAAAATTATTTATATGCAATTATTTTGCCGTTTCGGTAAGCTTCCGCGAATTCAATCAAAGCTTCTGATTTCATTCTTTGAATACTTCTTTCGGAATAGCCAACTTCTCTAGCAATCTTGTAATTAGAGTAATGGTCCTGCACACAGAAACTATAATGCAAAATTTGTCTGCTAGTTAGGCTTAATGCCATAAGCCCAGATAATATTGCATCTCTTTCTGCTTCTGCATCTGCTAATTGTACTAGCGCATCTTCTGCTTTGTTCCCATGACTTTGGCTTTTAGGCATATCTGTAATAATTGGTGATTTTAAATCTATCAAAGAGCGCCCAGCTATTCGCTCTAAACGTCTAAAATTCTTCAACACATTTCTGGCATTCGCTTTTGTTTGTCGAAAATCTACTTCTTTTAGCAATTGAATCAAGTGGAATCGCTCCTTTTGTGGTATAATAACTATGTCGAAAATATTACTTACAGCCGGAGCAATCTGGCTTTTTTTATTTTCTACTAAATAAACTTTTTACAATACGTACTATGAGATAGTATTTTCAAATACATTTACTCATGATATAATCATATTAACTTTCTTGGGGATTTTATTTCTGAAATAAATTTCTCCTTTTCTATGATAACTGGCGGAAAACAGTTATCGATAGTTCCTGTCTCCACCAGAGACACAATGTCAACCTTATTTGTTGGCACTATTAGCACTTTACTTGGGAAAAGTGCTAACTACCACATTAGTCAGCCATTGGTCGGCTGGCTTTTTGTTTGCAAAAAATCAGCTAGTTATTGTAAAAAAGTTGCAATAAGTTAAAACTCCAATGTAATTGGCCTCCCGTATTTTTAAATTTTCCATTCGCCATCTTTCATATTGGTTTTATTCATATAATTTCTTTCATCACGAGCAATTGTATAATCGAAAAATAAATCAGCTTGCTCTGATCCATGCAGGTACTCAACATAAACGCCGTCTACTTGACGTTCCAGTATATATAATTCTGGATAACTTAG